CTGAAGTTTTTCTTGCAAACAGGTTCCTACGGACTGGTCGACTGCGAGGTCTACAATAACACCTTCGCCAGCACGACGAACTCCAACTCAAACATCACCCACATGATCGCAATGGGTGCTCAGATTCGCGGCAAGGCGTGGAACAACGCGGTTCACGGAGGTTCACTGGCCGTCATGTTCAAGGGGGTCAAGACTCTCGGCTCTGGCGTCTACGCAAAGGCGTGGAACAACGTCTCATATCTTGCGTTCGGCGGGGCTGGATCAGTGGCCAACTATCTGATCAAGGGATCGGAGTACGTCAAGATCCACGGCAACGACGGCATCGCTGGATTGGTCGGATACGGTTACGTCTGCAAGATCGCGCCGACGACAGCCGGGCTGATCGTTCCGATAATTCAGAACAATTGCCAGGCGGAAAACATCATCGTTCGAAACAACATCTTGGTCCAACTCGACCCGACGATCACTCAGCCGGTCTATGCGATCGTGCAAGACGCGCTCGGACAAGGGCCGACGAACCTGACGATTGATTACAACTGCGTCTGGCTGCCCAACGGAGGGTACTTCGGAACGCTCTATGAATTTAATTCAGACGGCAGCAGTCATGTGGTGGCAGCATACGCAACCTGGCTCGCGTGGCAGGCAGCAGGTTACGACGCGCATGGCAAAAATGCGGACCCACTGCTGCCGACGTTCACTCCGTCACCGGCCCTGACGCTCGTGCAGTACGGGGCACAGTTCGTGCCCGCCAGTAACAGCCCGTGTGTCGGCGCTGGTTTCTATGATTCAGATTCAGACTTCGCTCTTGACTACTTTGGATTCACTCGACCCAATCCACCGACGATCGGTGCCATAGAACCTGCCGCATCGCCCATCGGACAGGTGACGATCGGAGTCACTGGAACCGCTGTCCAGTTTCCGTTCCACGCATCAAGTCCGGGTGTGAAGGTCACTGCGGGGACCAACGGTGGCCGTCGCGTCGTCATTGGTGGTTCCGGCGTTCTGAATCTGAAAGATGGCACTGGAAACGGTCACATTCTTGAACCGGGTGACACGTGGGTGGCTGCCGTCGAGAACACCAACCTGCTCTGGCTGAACGGAGCGGCCGGGGATACGGTTTACTTCGAACCAACGTCCAAACTGTTGATCGAGGGGAACTGATGGCTGGCGAACTCAACCTTCTTTTGGGCGAGACGGGGCTGACGGTCACTTGTTCGCTCATCCTCGGGAACACGATCACAAACCCAAATATCCCGTGTCCAGAGGTCATCGGTGCGGGCGGGTATTACGCTGGGGATCAACCGCTGGGATTGACCAACAATCTCTACAGCGAAGTGTTCTCGGCGAATGGTCAGGCTGTTGGCGGTGGAACATTGGACCTTCGCTCTGCACCCATCGGCCCAGGGACCGGGGCGTTCGCGGTGACGGTGACCGTGACAGACACCAGCAGCGTTCCATTGCCGAACAGAAACGTGAGCTTCTACGTCGGCAGTGTGCTCGTGGCGAATGGGGCACAGACTGACGTCAACGGACAGACCACGGTGAACCTCAACGCCGGGACGTATGACTACCGAGTTGCAGCGGGTAACGGTTACAACAGCAATCAGTCTCTTGGCGTAGTGATCTCAGCCAGCGTCTCACTTCCGGCAATCGAGTTGACTCAGATCGTGGTGACACCCAGCCCTCCTCCATTGGTGACGGGCTATCTGACATGTCTCGATCGATCAGGTAACCCGGTGGCACGAGTCCCATTCACGCTGGTCCAGAAAGGTCCTCCGCACGGCACAACCGGTCTTGCCTGGGACGCCGACCCACGTGTCGTCTTTTCTGACGATGCCGGTCTAGTGGAATTCGTAGACATGCCTGCATCCGCTCCGTTTACGATACAACGGTCGGACGGCACCGCCGTTGCTTTCACTTCCGGCACAATCACCTTCCAATTGCCAAGTTGCACGAACTGATTTAAGGAACACGTCAATGAAACGTCTGAACCCCGTCACAACTGTGGCACTGCTCGTTGCTGGTGCACTGTTCAGCAGCCTCTACTGGCTCGCGTCCCCAGCCTCTGCAACGGTGACTACAACCAACGTCTCATCGCCGAGGCAACTCACCGCTGTTCAGCGGGCGGCAGTGAGCGATAACACCGGCACGGCAATCACCCTTGTAGCGGGGGTGGCTGGAAAGAGAATCCAGTTGTGGGGCTGCACGTTTACGACGGCATCTGGAACGACGTTGGAGTTTAAGTCTGGCACACACAGCCTGACCGGTGCGATGTCGGCCCTGACGATCCAGATTGATCCTCCCGCTGGTCCTGTTCCGGCAACCCAGGCGATCCCGTGGCTAGAGACAAACGCAGGCGAAGATCTGACGGTGACGGCTGGCGGCGCAGTACTGGTGACAGGACAAATTATGTACTCTCAGCTTCCGTAGGGTACACTGCTGCGATCGAGAATCAGTTGAGCGGAGAGAATCATGCCAAATACACGCTATGGTCTTCAGAGCGGTCAGCAGTACACAGCTCGTCCGGGGTTCTATCGGGACCCGTACAACAATCAGCAGGCTAACCGTGGCATGAGCGAGAGACCCCGCATCAATCAGAATATGATGGGCGGCAGGTTCGGGATGAACACTGGGCCTGCACAGCCGATCGGACAACCCCGGTACATACAGAACCTTCAGGGTCAGGGACTTCTCCGAGGTGGGTACGGAGTCCAAGCATCCATCCCTCAGCAACTGGTTCCCGAGAGCATCAATAACAACCCAGGTCCGGCGTGGGGTTCAACGCCGATCACGATCCAGCCGTCACCAGATCGTCGGCCCTTCGCTGCCCCTCCGCGACAGGCTGCTGGTGCCCCAGGCGTGGCTCGTGCAATCCAGATGATCGATGAGGCGATGGCACAGGCAGACGCTGTCGGTCAACGGCGTGGTCTGATGCAACCCGGTCTTGGAGCACAGAACATGGCGATGTTCGGCTTCCGAAATCAGCGCCAGCCACAGCTCGGCAATGTAAGGGAACAGGCGGACAGGATCCTTAAAGGCGGCATGGCTCCGCAACAGCAGTTCAATACGCCCAGTCAACAGGCGTTGCTGAACGGACCGATCGGCTCCGTCAACGGTGTCATGCGTGGCGATGAGGGAATGGTTGAGCACAACGCGATGTCGCCAGAACAGATCGCGAACTTCGCAACGCGACACGGACTGGAAAGGACTCAGGGCCTTCGGTCGGCCGGTCGTGATATGGGAGTCGGACTGAAGGGTACGCCGTTCGAGGATGAAGGGTTCGCTGCATTCCGTGCGCGAGAGTCCGACCGACGACAACTGGACAAGGATACGAATCTGCTGGCCAATGCTCACAAGTTCGGATTGAATCACCTGCCGAACGTGCAGCAAGCGATGAATCGACGGGACGAGTTTGTCAATGCTCGCCAACGCCGTTTTCAAGCAGCAAACCATCTGCACGACATGAAGCTGGAAATTCTCAAAGAGCGTGTCGCTGGTGCGAAGACATTCGAAGAAAAGATGCGTGCTGTTGACGAGTTCGAGAAGTCGCTGAACGCCAAGCCAGTTGTTGCACCAAAGATGAACGCTGGACGCAAAGGTGGTCAGGCAAAGCCGCTCGATATGCTGACCAGCGACGAGATCAAAGCCGAACTGCAACGTCGTGACCTTGAGGCTCATCCACCACGTCGGTTCGGAAATGCCCTGAAGCCAAAGGCGTAACGAATGGCAGACTTTCGGATCGCCAAGACGCCGAAGAGTGACGACGAGCCGAAGCCATTCAAGATTCGGTCGTCGAAACAGGCATCGTCACGCCCTCGGTTGCAGCCGGAAGAGATAACGCCGGAGGAATCAGCATCGCTGTTGTCCAAGGCGGGCGGTGCTGCGATGAGCGGTCTGCACACACTTGGCAGCGTTCTCAGTCTGCCGTCACGTCTGATTCACGGGACGATCAACGCAGCGACAGGCGGTGAAGGTGGGTTCGGCAATCTCAACCCGATCGATGACACCGGAGGCATCCAAGGCTCACGCCATCTTGTCCGCATGGGCATTCTTCCCGAGAACGATCCAAACAAATGGGAACTGCACGACTTCACCCGTGGTCTGGCCGACTTGGCTCTGGACCCGACGACCTACCTTGCTGTCGGTGCTCTCACGAAAGCTGGTACAGGTGCGGCTAAACTCGGGAAGCTCGCTCCCGGTGTGCTGAACCAGATCTCGCAGGGCGAGCGTGCTCTGGTTGGCCTGCGTGCTCCGTTCGCCAGAGAAGCGGCTGCGACGCTTGGGACTGGTCAGAAGGTGGCCGGTGCTTTGGAGTCTGCCGGGCGGTACACAGGTGCGTCGCGTGCTGCCAAGGCGATCAGTGAATCTGCACCGGCTCGGGCATGGAACGCGATGATGCGTCACCCGTTCATGGGCAAGCTGGAACCAGCGATCCAGAAGGGTGCCATTGGTCGCGACGAAGCCTATCGAGCGGCTGTTCGTCGTGCGGAAGAGGATGTGTCCGCATTGGCGTTGCGCGCCGACAGGATGGGGTTGAACACTCCACAGATGGGTGAGCACCTGCGAGACGTTGTCGAAGGAATTGCGACACCGCAGTCACCGGCAATCGGTGCGTTCGCGAAGGAACTATCCGACATCAAAGACAGAATCCACGCTCTCGACACGCACGCCGGGTTCATGACAGGCGACCTACAGGACCAGTTCGTCCAACACTTCCCGCGTTCATTGAGTGCCGGAGTCAAGAAGAAGTCCGGCCTGTTCGACAATCTATTCCCAACAGATGCCAAGCTCCACCAGCGCGAGGACTGGGTCAGGGACATCGAGGGTGGCACGAACGAGATCAACAGGATCTTGACCAACCCGGCTATTCATCAAGCGATCGACGCGGCGAAGCATCTGTCCATCACAGACCAGATCAACGCGGGATACGCCGCACTGCTGCATCGGTATCCAACGCTGGACCCCGCAAAGGCAGAAGTCTTCGCCAAGAAGCTTGTCGGTGTGCCGGAGTTGAGAACTCAGGGATTGTTTGGCAATCACCCGATCTATGACCTTGGTCAAGCGGTCTTGTCTCACCATCACAGGATGCGTGGCCACCAGACTTTGGTCGACGCCATCACCGAAGCGGCGAACTTCGCACCGGAAGGCGTCAACGTCGGCAAGTTCCTCGAACGTCTGAAGATCCATCCAGACATCGGTGCCGGTCATATCTCCCTCAAGAGCGGACGATCGATCCCCGACATCCTGAACATGAACCTGCCGGAGAATCTGGCTCGTGAACTTCAATCGTTCGCCCCAGGGTACACCGCACCAGAGTCTGTGAACTACTTCGGGGGTGCCCTCAGGAACATCCTGACGCCGTGGAAGGCAATGACGCTGTCGATGCCAGCCACACGGGCAAGGGACTTCATGAGCGGTATCGTTCAGAACGCTCTCATGCAGCACGGTCTGCCGAGCGGGGAAGGATTCAGGATCGCACGCAACATCGCTCACGGTGCTCCGATCGGACGCGACTTCTCGCACCTGCCGGGCATTGCCGACTTGATGAAGCGACACAACCTGTCGAGCGATGACGCTGTGCGGATTGCAATGGGTGTCCAGGCTCCACGGCAGCACGGAGTTCTTGCCGACCTTGTTCCCGGTCAGGTTGGAGGATCGTTGCAGGATCTGCTGAACCGCATCCCAGGATTCGAGAAGAGTGGCGCTCGGGAAGTGTTCAAGAGGGCTGGCAAGTCGCTCATGAAAGGAGAACTGGACGCGGCAGGTAATCCGATCGCCACAGGCTCATCACTCAACCCGTTCAATGTCGCTGGCGTTGGCGATCGTGAAGCCACAGCCTTTGGGCCAGTCGCAGCGTCGAACGTCTTCTCCCGTGCCGGTGATGAGTTCAACCGTCATGCTGGCATCGCTGGCCAGATGGCTCAAGGATTCGATCCTGATGTCGCTGGCAAGGCGACACGTGCCGCACAGGTGGACTACGACCCGTCCACGTTCACCCCAACAGAGCGAGCCATCAGGAACAACCTTCTGCCGTTCTATTCGTTCTTCAGTCGGATGCTGCCGCACACAGGCAAGCAGCTTCTGGACCCAGGTGCTCCGCTCGCTCAACTCATCAAGGCTGAGAACCGGGCACACGCACAAGATCCCACGACACCACAGGACGTCATGGCTGGCACATCGATCCCATTGGGAACTCGACCAGACGGTACGAAGGTGTTCATGACGGGGGCTGGGCTGATGACAGAATCAGCAAGCCGTCAGATCGGCAATGCCTTGGGGTTGAACCCGAAAGAGATCGGCTACGACATGCTGTCGCAACTGAATCCCTTGGTGCGAACTCCGATCGAACACACGCTCGGACGGAGCTTCTTCAAGCGTGGTGCCGAGATGTCGACGCTCGACCCTGTCCTTGGGAGGATCATGTCGGACGTCGGAAACATGACAGGACTACGGGAGAGCAAGCAGCCGGTCACCTACCCAGGATCATCAGCCGTGGAGGCCGCTCTGCCGATCACGCCGTTGTCGCGTCCACTTCAGACGATTCGTGGGATCACCGATCAGCGGAAAACAGCACTCGACAAAGCTGTGAACACCTTGAGCGGTATCCGCATCAGGGACGTGTCACCCGAACAGCAGCAGCGGGCTGTGCTGACGCTGGCTGAGAACCTTGCCAAGAACGAAGGGTTCCGATCTCGGGCTGATATGTTCTTCCCGAAGGATCAACTCGACGAACTGGCAGCAGAGAATCCCGACCGTGCCGAACGGGTTCAAGAGATCAAGGCCCTGCTCAACAAACTGAAGCGCCGCAAGGCACGTTCACAGAAATGAGGAAACCATGTCAGCATTCACGAAGTTATCAAGCAGCATTGAGAAGAAAGAAGGCTACAGCAAGGAGCAGTCCGATGCGACGGCTGCGAAAATCGGCATGAGGAAGTACGGCAAGCATGTGATGGCGATTCGTTCGGCACGAGCACGCAGGCAGAATCAGGGCAAGAAGTGATGCGAGACCTGCTGACGTCCCTCGTGCTGCTGGTCGCGATGCTGTGCATGGTCTACGCTGCATACGCTGTCGTTCGACTACTTCTGTTCATGGCAAGGATCTGACATGCCACTTACACCTGGGGCTTCACAAGCCACGATTTCATCGAACATCCGTGAACTCAGTCACTCAGCAACAAAGCGACCGCACAAGCAGATCGTCGCGATCGCGTTGTCGAATGCCCGCAAGACGAGTTCCTACGGGCTAAAGAAGTACGGACGGAAACCGCCGCGCCGTTAGAGCATGACGTCCTCGACAGCCTCTTCTTCATCCAGATCATCCAGCAGTGATCGTTCCTGCACGACGTTCTTTCCGGACGCGGCAGACTCCATGTTTTTGACCGCCTGACGGTAGTAGGACGTCTTCAGTTCGCAGCCAACACCACGACGTCCATTGACGACCGCTGAGTAGACTTCCGACCCGACGCCCATGAACGGTGTCAGGACTGGGTCATTGGGGTTTGTCCACATCACAACGGCACGATCGATCACATCCAGTTGCAGAGGATGCTGATGTCGTTCATCGCCTTCGTCCTTCGACTCTTCGTAAGGCAGGACACGGCCGATACGGATGTCATCCCAAAAGCATGATGCGTAGTGTCGCCAGATCCAGTGTGAGTACCGGTTCTGAATCTGGTTGCCTTTGAATCCTCTCAGCCTGTGGAGTTCCTTGGGAACCTGTCGTGCTCCGGCGTAGTCGAGGAATCCGTTCGGATGCGTCACAGGCTCAGGATTCGTTCCGCGCTTTCGGAACGGGATCAGATAGTCAGCAGCCGCCACATTGGTCAGGGTCGCATCCTCGACGATCTGCCGGTGAGCGAGGGCCTTGGACATCGTTCTGTTGCGAACTGCCAATGGCTCCTTCCAGATGCAGATCCTGGGCAGATACTCGAATCCAAGTTCTTCGTGCAGTTTGATGATGTGGCCTGGGAAGTCGGAGTACCCACAGATGTTGGCCCCTTGCTTTGGAACGTCCATGCAATGCACGGCACAGATCCGGCCGGGCTTCAGTGTCCGATGCACATGCTTCACGATGAAAGCGTAATGTGCGAAGAACTCTTCATACGTTCGAGCGTTGGACAGGTCACGCACAGAGGATGAGTAGTTGTAAAGGCAGCCGCCGTTCTCTGTGGCGAATGGCGGCGAGTAGATTGCCATCCCCATCGATTCGTCCGGGAGGCTTTGCAGCACTTCGGCACTGTCGCCGTTGTAGAGGGCGTACTTTTCGGTCAAGACTTGATCAATCACAGCCATTGGGGAACGCTTTCTTTCACTGGGAAGTTGTCGCGGGACATGAGGGACAAGGCATCGCTCATGTGGGTCACGATGCTCTGGAACATCTCGTCAGCCTGACGTTCTTTGCGTTGCAAGTTCCGCACGATGGATGTCTCGCCTTCCGACAGGACTAGCGAAACCTTGACGGTGTTCTTCTGGCCGAACCGGTAGTGGCGGCGAACCAATTGGTAATACTGTTCGTAGCTGTGGCTCGGGAATACGACGGCGCGGCAGCAATGCTGCCAGTTCAGGCCCCACGCCCCAAGCTTTGGCTTCAGGACGATCCGTTTGACTTGGCCGGTAGTGAAGGCCGTCAGAGCATCTTCTTTCTCATCGTCGGACATCGACCCTGACACTTGCACGCAATTAGGAACGAGCTTTTCTAGCAGGTCACCTTCCGGGTTCAGTTCGCACCACAGACTCACAGGTCCGTCATGTGCAAGTGCCAAGGCGGCGGCACGTTCACACCGTTCTTGAATTGACCATCGACGCTCGGCTCGTTCCTCCTGCATGTCTCGGGCCGGTAGTGTGAACAGCGTCCCCGGTCGAGCCTTCGCGGTCTGTACGACGATCTCTTCCTGTTCCAGACCCGGCAGGATGAATCCGTTGTCGTCGAAGCCAAGGTCGCTCGGCTTGCGTAACGATCTGGCCCAAGAGCAGACCCACTTCCAGAACGGCTGCTCGGCATGGCCACGGAAGCGGTAGTGAGATCGACCCCATCCGTGATGTCCGCCATTCTGCTCCTGTTTGAAGAACCACGTCAGCATGTCTCGGAAGCCCAAGTATCCCAAGGCTTCAGACGAGTTGCCAAGTTCGAAGAAGTCGTTTGGAGCAGCGGTCGCTGTGCAGAGTAGGCGGTAGGTCATCTCTCTGGTGAACTCGACGACGTTCGCCTTGGTCTGCGACTTCATGTCCTTGATGCAGCCTGACTCGTCGCCGATGAAACCAGCGAAGTCTTTTGGGTTATACCTGTGGAGTTGTTCGTAGTTCGTGACCCACACACAGGCTTCTCCGTCGAACTGACCGTGCCGGGTGCGACGCGCCCTGACGCCGAACTTGTCAGCCTCTTGAACAGTCTGTGAGCCGACCGCCAGAGGCGTGGCTAACAATACAGGCTTGTTGGTGTGCCGTACGACATTCTCTCCCCATACCAGTTGCATCAATGTCTTGCCGGTCCCACACTCTGAGAAGATTGCTGCTC